CTGCCGGGTGGCGGCGCGGATCGCGTCGTGGAGGGCATGCCCCGCATGCATATGGTTGAGGACTTCGTCCGCGAAGTGGCGTCCGTGGCGGCTGTCGAGGAAGGCCAGCACTGCTTCGAAGGGCTGTCCCGTGGCGTCGGAGATGGCGTTCATCGCGATGGGCCAGGCGGCTTGCGCGTGCGCGTCCATCGTGCCCCAGAAGCCCCAGGCTTCGTTGCGGGTGGCGGGAATCGTCTTGGCGGTGGTCATCGTTGTTTCCTTCGTTGATCGTTGCGACACCCGTATGAACGCGCTGTTCGATCAGGAAGCCAAGCTCAATCTCAATCCTCTCGCATCGCCTGCTGGCGACCGGTTACGGCGGCCAGCTTGGCGCGGGCCGACCCGCTTTCCCAGCGGCAGGGTCCGTTGCCGTGCGCGGCCTCTTCGGTCCAGCGGGCCAGGATTTCGCCATTGCTCCAGCCCTTGGCGGTGAGGTAGGCGTAGTCGTCGGCGTCAAAGTTGCTGTGGGTGAGGATGGCGTGGGTGGGTTGCATGCTGTGCTCCTTGGCGTTGATCGTTGCGACACCCGTATGAACGCGCTGCCGGCGCGGGAAGCCAAGCGTTTTCTGCTTGGCTTCCCGTCCCATCCGAATCACGCAATCCGGTAGATGCGCTCGCCGCCCTCGGGCTTGTCCGAGGAGATGGTGAGGCCCAGCTTCTTCTTGAAGGCGTTGGCGAAAGTGCCGCGCACCGTGTGCGCCTGCCAGCCGGTGAGTTCGCAGATCTGACGCACCGTCGCGCCGTCCGGGCGCCGGAGCATCGCTATGACTTGGGCCTGCTTGCTGTTCTCGCGGGTGCGGGGCTTGGTCTCGGCGCGCTGCTGCGCCCAGGTGGCCTCGGCGGCTGCGACGTCCGCCTCGAGATCCGCATCTGCCTCCACCGGGGCCGGCGCGGGACGCGGGTGGCCCAGCGCGTCGTAGCCCTCGGCGGCGACGAACCAATCGGCGCCGTCGGTCGTAATCAGAGCCCGGTTGAAGAGCCCGTCGAGGACCTTCTTGCGGGCGCCGCCTTTGACGTTGTCGGGGAACCACTCGATCTTGCCGCCGGCGTGCTCGACGGCGTAGACGAGGATGGCGTGCTGGGTGGGGGTGAGTTGGACGGTGCTCATTCGATGCTCCTTCGTGGTGGTTGATGGTGTGGTCATGAACGCGCTGTTCTCTGGAGAAGCCAAGCGCTTTCCGCTGCCTTCTCAGCCCTGTCGCGCGGCCTGCCGGCCCGCCTGGTAGGCGGCCATCAAGGCGCTCTTGACGGCCCAGGCGCTGACTTCGCGGAAGTCCAGCCGGTCGCTGTTGCGGGTTTCCAGGGTGTCGATGAACAGGTGATCCAGCGCGATCTGCTGCAGCTGCCGGTCGATGTCCTTTTCGGCTTGCTCGGTCATGTGCTTCTCCTCGGGGGGTCGTTGATGGTGATGACATGAACGCGATGTTCCCGAGCGAAGCCAAGCGGAATCCGAGCGGAGCCGCGCCAATGCTTGATGGAGACCATGGGACTGTCGATTCGCGCCTACGCCCGCCACCGTGGGGTATCGGACACCGCCGTACACAAGGCCATCCGCGCCGGGCGCATCACGCCCGAGGCGGACGGCACGATCGATCCGGACAAGGCCGACCGCGACTGGGCACGGAACTCCGAGCCGCCCAAGGAGGGAACAGGCGCCAAAGCCGCGAAGGTGCGGGTGGCGGACGATCCAGCCCCGAACCTCGCCGCCGGCCTGCCCGCGGGCGGCACCTCGCTGCTGCAGGCGCGCACGGTCAACGAGGTGGTCAAGGCGCAGACCAACAAGGTGCGGCTGGCCCGGCTCAAGGGCGAACTGGTCGACCGTAATCAGGCCATCGCTCATGTCTTTAAGCTGGCGCGATCAGAACGCGACGCATGGTTGAACTGGCCGGCGCGCATCTCGGCGCAGATGGCGGCAAGGCTCGATGTTGATCCGCACGCCATGCATGTAGCGCTGGAGGCCGCGGTGCGTGAGCACCTGCAAGAGCTGGGCGAATTGCGCCCCCGGGTGGACTGATGCTGGACGTGGATTACGAGGGCGCGGCGGAAATCGAGCGTGCCTGGCGTGAAGGTTTGACGCCGGACCCACTGTTGACCGTATCGGAATGGTCGGACCGGCACCGGATGCTCTCCAGCAAGGCCTCGGCCGAACCTGGACGCTGGCGTACCAGTCGCACGCCGTACCTGAAGGCGATCATGGACTGCCTGTCGCCGACCTCACCGGTCGAACGCGTGGTGTTCATGAAGGCTGCCCAGCTCGGTGCGACCGAGATGGGATCGAACTGGATCGGCTACGTGATCCACCACGCGCCGGGACCAATGATGGCGGTCTGGCCGACGGTGGAAATGGCCAAGCGCAACTCCAAGCAGCGCATCGACCCGCTGACTGAGGAATCGGGGGTCTTGGCTGAGCTGATTGCACCGGCCAGAAGCCGGGACTCGGGCAACACCATTCTCGCGAAGGAGTTCCGGGGCGGCGTCCTGGTCATGACGGGTGCCAACAGCGCGGTGGGTCTGAGATCGATGCCTGTGCGTTACCTGTTCCTCGATGAGGTGGACGGCTATCCACTGGACGTCGAGGGTGAAGGCGACGCGATCTCGCTGGCCGAAGCGCGTACCCGCACTTTCGCGCGCCGCAAGATCTTCATCGTCTCGACGCCGACAGTCGCCGGGGCGAGCGCCGTCGAGCGCGAGTACGAGGCGTCCGACCAGCGCCGCTACTTTGTGCCCTGCCCACATTGCTCGCACCGCCAGTGGCTGCGCTTCGAACAGCTGCGGTGGGACAAGGGCCAGCCGGAAAGCGCCGCCTATGTCTGCGAGTCCTGCGACGCGCCGATTTCAGAGCACCACAAGACCTGGATGCTGGAGCATGGTGAGTGGCGCTCATTGGCACCAGAGAACGGCGCCAAGACCGCCGGCTTTCATTTGTCATCGCTCTACAGCCCGGTGGGCTGGCGCAGTTGGCGTGAGATTGCCGTTGCCTGGGAACTGGCGGTGAGCAAGGAGTCAGGGTCGGCGGCGGCCATCAAGACGTTCAAGAACACCGAACTGGGCGAGACCTGGGTCGAGGAAGGCGAAGCGCCTGATTGGCAGCGCCTGGTCGAGCGGCGCGAGGACTACCCGGTCGGATCGATCCCGCCCGGTGGACTCCTGCTGGTGGGCGGCGCTGACGTTCAGAAGGACCGCATCGAAGCCTCCATCTGGGCCTTCGGGCGCGGCAAGGAATCGTGGTTGATCGAGCATCGCGTGTTGATGGGCGATACCGCGCGTGATGCGGTTTGGAAGCGACTGGCGGATCTGCTGGCGGAAAACTGGACACATGCGTCCGGCGCGGCACTGCCGCTGGCACGGTTCGCCTTGGACACGGGGTTTGCCACCCAGGAGGCCTATACCTTCGTGCGGGCCTGTCGTGACCCGCGAGTCATGGCCGTCAAAGGTGTCGCGCGCGGCGCGGCGTTGATCGGTACGCCCACCGCCGTGGATATCTCGAAGGGTGGCAAGAAGCTGCGCCGGGGCATCAAGGTGTTCTCAGTCGCCGTCGGCATTGCCAAGCTCGAGCTCTACAACAACCTGCGTAAATCGGCCGATGTAGGCGAGGACGGCATCACCGCGATCTATCCGGCTGGATTCATCCATCTGCCACACGTAGACGCGGAGTTCATCCAGCAGCTCTGTGCGGAACAACTCATCACCCGCCGCGACCGGAATGGCTTTCCCATCCGGGAGTGGCAAAAGATGCGCGAGCGCAACGAAGCCCTGGACTGCTACGTCTACGCCCGCGCCGCCGCTTCAGCGGCGGGACTGGATCGCTTCGACGAACGCCATTGGCGTGAACTGGAGCGACAACTGGGGATGGCCGACCCGCCCGACCCCACCACCACAGCAACGACTGACGAGGCCACCCAACGAGGTGGCCTCGCCGTTTCTGCGCCAAGTCGCCGCGCACGCCAGTTGGTGCGCAGCCGCTGGCTCTCCTGATCGACAAAGGACATCCCATGAGTTTGCAGACCCGCATCGAAAGCCTGGTGATTCGCATCGCCCAGGAGTTCAACGCCCTCAACAGCAAGACCGGCACGCTGGCTAGCCTGACCACGACCGACAAGTCGAGTCTCGTGGCAGCCATCAACGAGCTTCAGTCGGCCGTTCTCAGCGGTACCGGCATCGACGACGCCAATGTGGCGCTGACCACCACCTACTCGTCGACCAAGATCGTCACGCTGCTCGACACCCTCAAGGCCGAGATCCTCGGCGGTGCCGATGCCGCCTATGACACCTTGGTCGAGATCCAGCAGTTGCTCCAAGACGGGACCAGTGGCCTCGATGCGCTGCTCGCCGCCGTCAACAACCGCGTGCGCTTCGACGCCGCACAGACCCTGACCGTCATCGAGCAGCAGCAGGCCAGATCGAACATCGGCGCCGTTGCATTGACGGCCATCGGCGATGCCGACACCGACTTCGTCGCAGTGTTCGAGGGAGCACTGGCCTGATGTCGCTTTCTGACCGCATCGCATCCCTCGCTGCACGTATCGGTATCGAGGTGAAAGCCAAGATCGACGCATCGCATCCGGGTCTCGCCCGCGCATGGGTGAGCTTCGGCTATGTCAACGGCCAGATGGTGATGCACAACTCTCGCAACGTTGTGAGCGTGGAGCGCCTGGCGACCGGTCGTTATCGCGTCCATTTCACACTGCCGATGCCGGACGCCAACTACTGCTGGGTTGCACTGGCCCGCAGCAGCACTGACAACGGCACGCAGCGCATCGCCATCGCGCGTGCCAGCGCCGACCAGAAGACCGCCGAGTACGTTGATGTCGCCTGCGCCACGATGGCGACGTCGTTTGCGGATTCCACCGAGATCAACCTGGTGGTGTATCGCTGATGGCCTACACCCAGTCCCAGCTCGATGCGCTCGAAGCAGCGCTGGCCAAAGGCGAGCGCCGCGTCAGTTTCGGTGACAAGACCATCGAGTACCGCACCGTCGAGGAACTCGCCGCCGCCATTCGCGAGGTCAAGCGCGGCCTGTTCGAAGACGCCGTCGCCACCGGGCTGTGGCCAGGCGCCCCGCGCCAGATCCGCGTCACGACCCGGAAGGCCACCTGATGAGCTGGTTCGGAAAACTTCGGCGCGGCTTGTTTGGCGGCGCGTCGCCTACCTACGACGGTATCGGCGGTGGTCGACGTGCGATCGCCTGGCAGGTCGGAAATCCTGGTGCCGTTGCCGCGCTGGCCTTCACCCAGAACGAGATCCGCGCCAAAAGCCGCGATCTGGTGCGACGCAACGCGTGGGCGGCCGCCGGCGTGGAAGCCTTCGTCGCCAACGCGATCGGCACGGGCATCAAGCCGCAGTCGATGCTCGCGGACAACGCACTGCGGGAAGCCATTCACGCCCTCTGGTGGGACTGGTGCAGCGATGCCGATGCAGCCGGCTTGACCGACTTCTACGGCCTGCAAGCACTCGCCTGCCGGGCAATGCTGGAAGGCGGGGAGGCACTGGTGCGGCTGCGCTATCGCCGACCCGAAGACGGTCTGGCGGTTGGTCTCCAGCTCCAGCTGCTCGAACCCGAACACTTGCCCACGACGATGAACCTGGAGCTCCCCTCCGGCAACGTGGTACGGGCCGGCATCGAGTTCGATCGACTCGGGCGCCGCGTCGCCTACCACTTGTATCGCTCGCATCCCGGTGATGGCGCCTTGGCGCCAATGTCCGGCACGGGTGGCATGGACACCGTGCGCGTGCCTGCCTCCGAGATCATCCACCTGTTCCGTCCGCT